AATACTTTTTCCTTCCACACATCAACCATTAATAAATCCGCCTGTTTTGATGGATTATTAAGTCCTAATGTAAAATTTTGTAATTCATCCTCAAACCCTAACAAGAATAAATGAATAATTGCAATCTTATTCAATTCACCAAGCATATTTTTTTGGATTCTATTGATTGTTCTTGCAAAACGAATATCTAAAAGTGAAAGGTTTTTACCATCACCAACTGGTTCCTCAAACCCAAGATACGCTTTAGGGATACGAAGTGCTGTAACAAGTTTCTTTTGGATATACTCAATATCTGCTATTTCAGATAAGTTTTGAGCACCCGCTAAAGTCTCAATAGGCATAGTTGCCGCAGGATCTCTCACAGGGATAAAGTAATCTTGATCCACTGCCATTTGATTAAAACGTAAATCAACATTACCTGTTTTATTATCAACTATCTGATCTCTCTTAAATTTGTTTGCAACTCTTTGAACATATGGTTCAACATCCTTGTCATCCATATTACCAACAAACACTTTAAATACCCTTCTTTCAGGTGCCCTTGAAGTTCTATATATTAACATCGCATCTTCTGCCAATACAAGTTGTTTCCAAATCCTTCTTGCTTTTTCTAACATTGAGGTTCCGTATGGAAGTTTTCTATCATCACCCAACAATCTAAAGTGAGCCACTTCAAAAGTATTGAACTCCATATTCTTTTCTTTCCAATTGAATCTTAAACCTTTTTCATCTGTTTTGACTTCGGTATTTGGGCTTCTTGGTGTCATACCCCTTTCCATCCTCTCAATTTCAATGTTAGGTAATTGCACACCACCAATTATACCCTTTTCAGGATCCAATTTTAAATAAACAAAATTATCACCATACTTACAGGTGTTTCTAATCCACATCTGTAGATTGGTATTAATATCTAAAGTATTATTAAATAAGTCAGCTAAAATACCTTTTATTCTTTTTGATTCTGAATATATTTGAAGTATGTGTCCGTCTTCATTTGGTGTTGTAGATTCTTCAGCGTATATATCAAGAGCTGTTGATATTTCAGGAGTAAACTCCATAGATTCATAATCATAAAACGCGGCTAATCTTGTTGGTTCATAATAAATTGCTTGAGTATATAGGTTGTTTTCAATCTTTGTCCATTGGTTTGCTAAAAATAAAGATTGTTGTGCTTGTAATTTTTCTTTCTCAAACTCGTTTCTATCTTTAGTTCTTAATAGCTCTTTTTTATCAAATCTATGTGTTGGCACATCCTGTCCTAATAATGAATTAGGACCAAATGTTTTTGACAGTCTTTGCCATACGGTTAATTGGTTTGTGTTTTGTTCCATATAAAAAAATTAATTTATAATTGTCAAATATAAATATTCATAAATTTTTAATTTATTATTCTTCATATTTTAAATACAAATCAGTCCCAACCTCTATGTAAACATCATTTGTGACAATAATTGCATCAATAATATTTTGAGTTGGTGTTGGGGTAGGTGTAGGACTAGGTGTTGGTGTAATACTTGTATTATATTCTCTTATTAAACTTTGGTCGGAACCTTTCTTATAATTAAACGACGTTTGGAACACTTTTACCGAGGATACTGGTAATCCAGGAACAATTAGTCTCGATCCATTAAATATTTTTCCCGATGTCGGTCTTCTCTCAAGTCCCATAATATATTATCTTTTCATTCCTCCGAATAACCATCCGTATTTTATGTATTCATCCTTTGATGGACCTGAATTCATTCTTTGTCTTTCAGAAAACATATGTGTGTTTGGTAATACAGGATCAAAATGAACTTGTTTACCTACAGAATCATTATTACTTACAGTCCACGATTCAATCATTATTTTAGTTTTCTCAACCACCTTTTCAAGTTTTTGAAACGATGACTCCCCAACATAAATTGCCATTGCTATTGACATGATTAAGTCATCATGTTGTCCTTTTTGGTGATCTGGTCTACCATTAACATATATGAAAGTATTCATTTCATTATACAAACGAACACTTTTAATTTTAAACTTGTGTCTTACATATTCCTCAAATGCCGCAATTATCTGAACTCTTTTGTTATTAAAGTTTATTCCTGGTATTTTATCTTGTGCCTTCGGGTTATAACTCCAAATATTTGTTGAGTCCACACCATCAATGTATAAATTTTTATACCCTAATTCTTGCATTTTTCTAACTGTAGTAATACCCATACCGCCAGTGATATCCACAACACAAAAAGCATTATACATTAACCCCCATTTATATGCAATTTCAGCCAATGAATCTGGTGGTATTTTACCAACATATTCAAAAACCTGTTCTCTTTCATCAAAATCAACTATTTGGATTGTTGAGAAATCTTCACTATCACCACGAGATACGTCAACACCCATAATATATTTGTGTCCTTCAATTGGTTCTTTCCATAACCACAATGAATTACCCATCATTTTATTTGGTGCGTCCTCCAATGTATTTTGTTTAATATAATCAAGTTGTTTACTATCAAATACGTTATCCCCTGAACCTAAAAATTCACAATTTAATTCCTGATTTATTTTTCTTTTGTCATACTTAAGTTTTTTAACCATTTTCTCATACCAAGTAGAACAAGGTTTGTAACCCTTTGAAAATAAATCACTTAATTCTTTATAATCTCTTTCATAGGGGTCGATATGTGCAAATGAAATATTTTTAGAAGTATCCTTTTCGTCTTTATTTAACAAATAATCAATTAAATCATCTGTTGGAACCAAAAACAAATCTTTTGCATATCTTGGATCCCTATACCAAAACATTTCAGAGATTTTGAAGTTATTCATTCCCTTTGTTGCTTGGTTGTATATCTCGTAATAAATTGGATCATACCCGTTTGGTGTTGACACAACGATTACTTTACCACCCGTAGATAGTGATGCCATACAAGCCGCCCAAAAGTCACTATCCGCTTCAATAAATGCCGCCTCATCAAATACAAGTATTGTGGGGGTAAATCCACGTAATGCATCTTTTGATGTTGCAACTGCTTTTACCTCTGAACCATTTGTTAATTTATAATGTTTTTGTGAGTTTTTATCAGCAGAAAACCCTGCACCAACCCATTTGGGCCATTGTTCAACAAACGCTCTAATCTTATTTGCCATCTCCATTGATGTATCAAGTTTGTTGGCAATAATTAGAATTTTTTCGGGACGTTCTTTTTTTGCAAAAACTAATCTTTTTGATACCCAAGCAGCAGTTACAGTTGATACACCTGCCTGTCTATATTTTAATGCTATATTTTCTTCGTAATCCTCATAGTCTTTGAGTAGTGAAACCTGATCTGGAAACAATTCTAATGGAACATATTTTGATACGGTATTATCGTATGTTTGTAGATATGTGCGAAGAGCATATGGTGTATCTCTCATACATTTAACAAACTCAAGCATCAATTGTTCTTTTGTGAAACTCATAAAATGATTTACATATAAATATCAAAACCCCCAATTATTTTCATAAAAGGGGGTTCATAGTAAAAAATATAAATTTATTATAATCCTAATCTTGTAAGAATGTCGTCATCTTCTTCATCCTCATCATAGTCGTCATCTTCTTCATCATCGTTAACTCTTTTGTATTCCGCTTTAGCTTTAGCAAAAATTTCCTCAAACTTTCTTGTTGCCTTACTATTATCTGATGCGTCATCAGAAATTACATTTGCAATAACGTCCTTTAAAAATTGTTCCGCAGGAATACTATAAAGAATTTGTTCAAAGTAAGGCATATATTTTTTCCCTTCAGCGTCTAATACCAATTCATCAGGAAGTAATGATCTTAACTTTCTTACAACCTCAGCACCCACTCTAAAATTCATTGGTTCGTTTGACATTGTATCTGTTTGTGAAATAACTTGTGTTGCCATTTCAGGATCAACATCTTTCCATTGAGCACGTGCCGTAACCATTGAAAATGCTTTAAATAATTCGTGAAGTAAAACAGGAAATATTAGTCCATTGGCAAAATAAGTGTCATTTGGCATTTCCTCTTCTCCGCCATCCTCTTCTTCGTCTTCGTCTTCATCTGAATCTACTTTACCTGCAGAACCTGCGGCATTACCACCAAGAGCCTCAATTAAATCTTCATCCGTAAAATACATCAAATCGTTTGCACCCATAATTTTATTGTAAAGCGGATAAAGAGCCGGATCAATTACATCCAATCTATCCTTAAACATTTGGTAAGCAAATTGTCCTCTTTTACCCTTACCCATTATTAATGCATTGATTACATTACGTTTTTCTATTTCTAACTGTTTTTGTTCTTCAGGGGTTAATTCATCAATATCAAATGAAAAATTCTTTGGTAATGGTAGTTTCTCATTTTTTTGTGGTTTCATTTGAAACTGATTCGGATCTATTCTTTGTTCACCTAAAAAAGTTAACATATTAACAAAATCAAATTGGTATACTACTCCGCCCATTTTTCTTTCCTTAACAACTAACCCTTCACCTATTGCTTCCTCCATAGTTTTAGAATATGGCATCCATCCTTCTTCTTTAGCGGCAATTTCAACCGCCAAATCTCTTAATTGTTCACGGTAATTAGGTTCTTTGGACATTGCACTTCTTACTGCCATCATTTGTTCCATCTGAATTGCCATCTTAACTTGTGGTTCAGTTATATTTCTATCCGTTGCATAATATCTTTTTACATAATCCACAACTTCCTTAAATCTTTTACCTGCAATCCTCTCAACGTCAGATACACCACCTTTAAAGGCACGATTTTTTGCATATATACCTTCAGGATCCTCAACCCTTTGTTGAGTTCTTGGGTGCATTCTTTCAGGATAATCACCATAATCAATAGGTGCTTCCTTAACTACCTTTCTAATCAATTTTTCTAATCTTGAGTTTCCCATTACTTTGTATTAACTGCTTGTTTAATTGCCATCATAAAATCACTTTTTTGTTTTTCTACGTCAGCTTTAGGTTTTTCTTTCACACCAGGGTTTGGATCCTTGAAAGGATTTTTTCTTGTAGGTGTTTTTGTTTTTTCCCTTTCTTTTGTTCTTTC